TTCTATGAGCAGGTCTTCCGCGGCCAGCACAAGCTCGCGTCCCTGACCCAACTCGAGACGAAACTCCGGTCGATGTGGATCGCCCCGCTCAAGAACGGGGTCTATGTCAGCAAGAATCTGGCGCAGATGATGAAAACGGCCAAGTGGAAGGCCATGAGCCCGGGCTTCTTCCTGTACGCGCGCTCCTACCTGCGCAACTTCTGGTTCCGCGAGTTCGCCGCCTACAGCGCGGCGGCAAACGACGTGATGGAGAACCTCGTCGGCCTGGCCACGGACCGCAGCGATCTGGCCATCCATGCGCATCCGCAGGACATCGCGGCCATCGAGACGGAGTTGCCCCAGTTGCGCGCCGCCTTTGGTAAAGCTGGTGCCGTTGACAACCAGGTGACGGTTGTACGTTGGAGCCTTGACGGCGTTTACCATGATGTCGGCAAAGTCTGCATCGGTCTGCTTCGGCACGATCCAGTCCTTACCAGTCAAAGTGCCGCGCGCGCCGGCCAGATGAACCAATGCCTTCTGGTTATCGAGACGGCCAAAGTAGCCAACCAGTTGCGACATGGCGATGCCGCGCAGGCTGTGCAGAGTGCGTTGTTGGCTCATCTTTCCACCGGCATCCACGGATTTCGTGGTGTTGTCGATTTTGATGTCCATCGAAGAGCTGGACAATGATTCGCCGCGCCCTTCCGCATTTTTGTCGCCCATGATCGGCTTGCCGCTGATGGTGTCGAACGCATCCACGCTCACCGAATCGCCTGCCGACTTTTGAAGGTCAGTCACGCGCACGATAGGCATGTCTGGTACGGTTTGGCCTTTCAGTTTGGCCTCTGCATCGGACTGCTTGGGAGCATCGCCGGTGAGGTTTTTGACCATACCTGCGAATGCCACGGTTTTTGCAAAAAGGGCGGCGCCGAATACCTTGCGGGCTAGCGCTGACCCTGCTGGGACTTGAGTTTGCATGTTGCTTCTCCTTAAACGAAAAAACCGCCTCTAGGGCGGCTCAATAAATTCCAGATTGCCTGGAAGCCTGTGTGACTATCCGAGCTTTGCCAGTTCAGCATCGATCTGGGCAGCGGTCATGTTTTGGAAACGGTTGGTTAAAGCCGCTCCGCTCACCTGCTCCAGTGCCTCGATCTCATTCTTTGCTGGGGTTAAGCCGCCCGGTAAATCGCTCAAGGTGTTGATGGGTGAGGTAGGCTTGGCTGCTGGGTCGGCCTGTTTCACATCGGCTGGCGCTTGACTGATAGTTGCAACGCCATGCTTGGCTTTCACCAGCGCATGCGCTTCTTGCAAGTACCAAACCATCGGTTTGCCTTCGTTATCAGGGTCTGCTGCCAATGCCTTGACGTAGGTGTTGAGGCTGTTATGCTTTGCTTCGTCGGCTGCATAGTCCACAGAATCAGGTTTTCCGGAGATAAATCCATCAACGGTCTGCTCCCATGTTTTTTTAGATGCTTCCAACTCTGCTTCGACACGCGCGGCCGCATCTCTCTCGCTTTGATCCTGCATTTCCTTGGCAATTTGCGCCTTGATAGATGTGGCCAACAAAGCATCGCGTTCGGCATTTGCCGTTCGCATCTGCTCTTGCCGCTCTTCTGGGCTCATCCTGCCATCATGGAACTTCACATCGATTTCTGCGATCCGCGCATTAACTTCCGCCACCTTTTGCACATAGTCCGCCGGCAGTTCTGCAACGTACTGACGTTCAGAGAGTCTTTTATTTTCCTCGGCCAAGCGTAAAACTTCACGCTCTTGCGCATCCAACTTGGTGCGCAGCTTTGCAAAATTCACCTCTTTGTCAGTCTCGACTTTTGTTGCTTCTGCTGCTATCTGCTCTTCGGTCTGGCCGGACGAGGCCGATACGTCCTGTTTGTCTTCTACTTCTGCCGCACCGGGCTGCTCCGCATTGGCACTTTCCAACGCCATTGCCGTGATCTGCTCGATGCTCGCATCAGCGAGAGTTTGATTGACTTGCGCTACGTTCCCACTCATTTAACACCTCCATTTACTCGTTACGCAGAGTTGCGACACGCCGTTTTAAGGGCGATAAAAAACCCGCACGAGGCGGGTCGGTTCGATTACTTACGGCAATCAGTCGAAAATCTGTGTTCTATGCAGGGACTGCACCGTCGTTGCCCGGCGTCTCGATGCCGCGCATCATCCCGACCTCTTGTGCCGGAGCTTCAGGCATTACCTGCCCTGCTTCCGGCGGCAGTTCTGTGATGTCCGTCGTCTGCCCCCTACTAGAAAACATTGGGTTTGTGTTTCCGGCAAATTTTGGTAGTGGTGTTTGCAAAGACTCCCACGACTGGTTTGCTTGCGGGATATTTGGGTCTTGTCCGCCATTCACTGGCTTGTAACCGGCACCCTTCAATATCTCGTCAGCAACCGGCGCGACGCCCGGCGTAGTGGCGATGATGCCGCCCGCCTGGATCGCGGCATACATGGCTTCCACCATCTTCACCAGCCGCTCGGACTCGCCCTTTGCTACCATTGACTCAAGCTGCGCCACCTTGGCCTCAAGCAGCGCGGTCTGCGCGTTCTCGCGCTTCATCATCGCTTCCTGCTGCACGACTTGCGCCTTTTGCGCGGCCTGCTGCATTGCCTCTTCTTCTTCCGGCGATAAGTCATCTTGGATGCCGGCAATCTTCTTGATGCGTGACATTACCTTGTCTTTTTGGGGTACATCGGTCAGCCCAATCACAATATCGGCCAGTGCAAGCTGTATTTGCGGCGGCAGCCCTTTGGTGTACTGGCTCAGCATCTGAAGTTGCTGTTGACGGAACGCTGGCGTACTTGGCACATCCTCCAGAACCACCTTGGACGGAACCGCTGCAACCTCGTTCTCGATACCGCCGTCCGGCAGGCGCTGATTGAGCACAATCACTTTGCGCTTGCCTTCCTTCTTGACTGCCACCGGCACCTCGCCGGTCATCATGTCCTCGCGCACAAGCGAGAACAGCAGCTCGCCTACCTGTCGCCGCGCGTACTGATAGTTGTCGTTGATCTCAGCCAGTGTGATATTTCCCTGCTCGACCAGACTGCTGATAGCGATTCCTGATGTCGCATTACTATCATTGCCAAGCATGGCGCGGTATATGCCGCCAGCCTGCTCTACGTTCGCAGCAGCCTGCATGCGGCGCTGGAACTGCTGATCGTTCAAAGCGGTATCGTTATCTTCCTTGAATCGCGCATTCGGTTTGGACGGATCAAGCAGCACAATGGAGTCGGCACGCGCCAGATTCTCTTTCACGTTACTCCATGTGTTGTAGCTCTTATCGATGGCGTCTGAATCGGCACGCAGTCGGCGCGAGTTCAGCATCCAGTGCATCTTCGAATCTGAGCTATTCACAACATCTTGCGGTGAAATCATGGAGCGGATCAGGCCATAAGGAACACCGCTAGTGTCCTCCCGATAACCCCAGAACGGAACATACGGGAAATGTCGATGCGCATACGGTGACGGCATATCGTACAGCCTGTGACAGCCCATATAGAACGCCACCCTGATATGCGAATACGGCTTTTTCTCAAGATGGACAACACCTGCTCTGACAGCCTCAAGGTGGCGCGGGTTCTTCTTGTTGAAAATGACAGTGCGGCCTCCCGGCACACGGAACACCTCGCCAACCTGCCAGATACGATACCAAACCTCGTACAGCGTGGCGCGGCGGCGGTCGGCATTACGCCATTCCAGCGAATCAATATTGGTAATCCGCTCCAGGTGAGCAGCATAAGCCAGGTCGGTATTGATGTTCTGTTTGGTGTCCCACTGCCAGGTGCGAAATTTGTCTTCGATAGACCAGCGAATCAGATCTTTGTGTTCCGGCATCATTGTCATCAGAACGTCCTGATCGAACACGCGCTTGCGGATCAAGTATCGTCCATCATATAAATCAGGCTGCCTGGCTCGCCAATCCCACCATATTTCGTCGCGATGAACAGCAGATACGCGGTACGGGTAGGCAAGCGCATCTGTTGAACGACCGACTTCACCCCAGCCTAGACCCGCCTTAACCTGCGGCGCATACGCATCGGATATGGCTCGATCGGCACGGCTTTCGCGTTCAGCCTCATTCAGCTTCGCGTTCATGGCATCCAGCATGTCTTCTGGAACATCCTGAACTTCGTTTTCTTGTGTAACGCGCCAATCGGTTCTGGTCTTGGCTTCCATACCAAGCACGGCGTTGATTGCCGGTGCGATCAGGTTGGTGATGAGCGGCGGTATCCCGAGCCTATCCATTCGGTCAAGACGATCCTGCGTCAGTTGATGTCCGTCGTAATAGTCGGCGCACTTGGCGGCCTCTTCCCGCCACAACGGCTGGAATCGAATGTCGGACAGCATATCCTCAAGCTGCTGCAAAGACAGTCCTTCGCCCTGCCCAGGCATGACGATTAAACCGTCAGAACCAGTCTGCCTTTGCGCCATAGTCCATTCCCTTGTCTGCACGCGGTTCCGTAATGGCGAACCGCAAATCCATAATTCCAATACGCGTGGCTGACAACAGATCGTCACGCTCTTTCACGATCAGCCCGTCCTTGCGGTGATACATCCTGAATTCCTCGAACCAGTCATTCAAGTGCGAAAACACCTTGAGCTTGCCCGACTGGAACCGAGTCAACATTTCCTGAATGCCAGCCTCAGTGCTGATCCGGCTCATCTTCGTCTCGCCAACACTGACAGAATCCTCGAAGTGCGCATGCTCCGGCCGCATATTCACGCCCTGATTTCGATACTGTTGCGCAAGTTGATCGCCGTGCATCGCGTCGCGCACCTGATAACCGTCGTGTGGCCACGCCACCGGGATCCACTTTCCTTTACCGATAATCGCCATGGCTTGCACCGGGATCAGCGTCTCGCGCATCCGCAACACGTCGTAGATGTAAACCGTGTCCGTGTCC